GAAGTTTCAATGTTGGATTGTTGTAGAATCTTCTTCTCATCAGTCAGGCGAATCTCTGATGCGTTGGAGCGTATGGAATCCTTGAGTTGAGACAGTCTCTCCTTCAGGACGACGTTCATAGATGAGAAGATTTCTATGTCCAACACATCTTCAACAACCTTGCGGCGATCGGCTGGAGTCATTGACATGAATGACGAATATCTGGCACCAAGAATAACAACCGAGCAGAAGCTCTTATAGTTCATCTTGAGTATGCTGCTCTCAAGATTGTTTTGAAAGTCCTTGACCGACGCATTTTTGTCGAGCGGGGCTCCATTCACTTCCACGTCAAATATATTCGGCTTGAGTCCACGTCGGATCTTGTATTCCTTTTTGCCGATATGGAAATCCAACTCGACCAAGCAGCCTTTTTGATTGATCGAGTTCACCAAGGAAGGCTTGTTGATCGCACGATAGGCTCGTCCAAAGAGAGCAAAGCACATCGCGTCAAGTAGGGTGCTTTTGCCAGAACCATTTTTACCTATGATCAGAGTATTGCTGTTCGTCGCAAGATCGTATTCTGTAAAGGTATTACCTGACGACAAAAAGTTTTTATACTTTATTTTTGTGAAGTTTATCATAATGATCAGTCCTTTTGTTTATCGTGTTTATTCTTTCGTCGAGCCGCTGCTTTTCGCCGTGACTCTCTCATCTTCTTTTTGGATTCTTCCGTGTGTTTCATGCCTAAGCGGTTTTTATTTCCCTTTGCCGCTTCACTCAACTTCCTTCGATGCTCTTCTGATCGCTCAGGCAGTTTCTTTCCCTTATTCGCTTCACTAATCTTCCTTCTGGTTTCCTCAGAAAACTCCCTCCCCTTTTGTGCTTCACTCACCTTTCTTTTATGTTCTTCAGATAGCTTCTTCCCCTTATGGGCTTCACTCAACTTCCTTCGATGCTCTTCTGATCGCTCAGGCATCTTCCTTCCCTTATTGTCATTAAACATAGGAAAGCATTGCCGATTGAGCCAATCATCACTCTTGACACAATCATTCTCGGTAAGGAACTTTGTTTCGTATTCAAATGCTTCTTCAGCAGTCGCAAAGGTCTTATCAACAGTAGCGATAAACTCATCGTCAGAGTATTGCTCACGCAACTCTTGGATTACTTTTGAACTTGTGAAGTAATGCTGCCAAAGATCATCTTCAGGAGATGTTTTATTGGCTGCTCGGTATCCGTAATAGGACTTTCCGTTAGGGCATTTGATTAGGTAGGTATATGCTAAATACTTCATGCTGGCGTCTCCCTTTATTACTAGACGTTAGTGCTGTCGGATGCTGGTAACATCGCGGGCAGCTTTTCTTATATTTAGCAAAACCCAACATTTTAGTTAGAAATGGCTTCTTGAAACAAGCTCCTCAATAGATTATTGACCTCGTTTTTATTGTTATCATCGTACTTTGTCTGTTCCACATATTCGTCTAAGATTTGTATCGTGCTTTTGCTTTCAATGTTTGAAACTTCCACATCAGATGTGTCTGACTCGTCAGTGTTGTCGATGATCTGCATATGCCACGCACCAGCCGCTTCCATCTCTTCAATAAACTTACTGAACTCATACTGATCGTCAATGCTATTGATGATGATCTTGACTGCCTTGTCAGAAAAATCAGATGGGTTTACATCACACGTTCCATTGTAGAAGATACGAAAGAACATCTTGTGGGGATTTGGCACAAACTCCAGTTCCATCGTGTCCGTGTCCAACACATGGAAACCGCGTTCTTCGCCATAGTCGATCCATGTCTGCTCGAACGGTGAACCCAAATACCAAATGTTGTCTATGTGGGACTTCTTGTGAAAATGCCCACTCAGTGTCATGTCAAACTTACTGAACACCTTGCGCTCCATCCCTTCCCTGTTGACAAGACCGCGTGCCATTTCAAACCCATTCAGGTTCAGATGACCCATGCACACCCGAGCAGTGGTGGTCTTGATCTTTTCCAGTGTATGCTCAAGATTCTCCGAATTGATCCAAGGCACGAAAAGGAACGGATGTTCTACCCCAGGATACCACACCTCTTCTGCCTCGGCATACCATTGGAATGCTCCATCATACCATTGGGTTGATGTTTCAAATAGACACTGCATGGAATTGACGCGATTGGTGTTCTTGTAATATGTGTCGTGATTGCCGATAATAACCTTTAAATCGAACTCAGAGGACAAGCTATTCACCAGTGACCTGAACCGATTCAACGTTTTGTAATTTATCCACTTTCGGCGATCAGTGATGTCTCCTAAGTGTATGATATCATTAATGTTATTCTCTCGCAAATATGGGATAAAAACGTCATACCAGAATTTGTGCTGATATTTCGCAAAAGTGTCACTATCCCCCCTAACCCCTGCGTGAGTGTCCCCTAAAATTGCGATTTTCATAGTTTTTTTCCTTCGGGCATTGAACCCGTCACAAATCGAAGCACATTGTTGTTGTTCGTGGAACGTTGGCGTGAAGAAGAAGATGTCGTCGTCGGGTTGTTCTTCTTGTGTTTAATTTTGATTTGCTTTTTCTTTTCCATGGACTCCTCATAGGTATCAATAAACTCACTCATGTTATCATAGAGCTTTGTGAAACCCACACTCGATACTGTCAATAGATCCTCTTTACTCATACTGTCATCGAGGTGACTGTTCTCCAGCGACTTGTATCGTACATACAGTTGCTTCTTCTCTTTTTGTATCCTTCGTAGGAATGCATAGTAAATGATTTGCGTGAAGTATGCGAACGGATTCTTGGATTTTGCAGGATCAAAGTTGTGTATGTACTGAATACAGTTTTCTATACCATCGGCAATCATGTCCTCTCGAAACGCATAGTTGATGAAGTTGGACTTGAACGACAAGTGACTTGCGATCTTCATGAATATCTTACAAACGTCGTCTGGGATCTGCGGGTCGTTCTCTCCATTCTCTCTGGCTGTTGTAGTTGATTCCTTGAATTCGACCATGAGCCGAAGGAACTCCTTGTTGTCCACATAATGATCAGGTCTTTTTTGAACCATCAATGTCATCCTTTCAATTCTACGTTATAGGTTTTAACTTTAAACTTCTCTGACTTGTATATTGCAAACCTCTCTTGGTAGTGTTTTAGTGAAAAGTTTCGAGTCTTCCTCCCACTGGACAGATCGTCTACAATATCATATAACACTGCTTCTTCATCATCCACTCTCCGCAACGCACGACCAATACTTTGTAATGTCCTCACTCTGGACTTTCCGGGGTGAGTAAAGACCACATTATGCAATCGCTTGATGTTGATGCCTTGTGAATATACACCAGACGAAGCAATAATGATGGCATTATCTTCTTCTTCCACTCTTGCTCGAACCTGTTCCCGAACATCTAACTCGGTTCCACCATACACAAAGAAACAGGGGCGGTCGGCTGATCGCGCATCATTGATCATATTAAACAATGGAACCCCATGCTTCTCGACATAGTTGAACAACACGAGCGTGTTTCCTTTGAGGCTCAATATCAGATTTTTGATGAACCTGTTGCGTGCCTCATGAGAAACCAAATGGTCAATCTCCTCCTGATACTTGAGGTCGGTCGGAACCTTTTGTTGATGTTTGAGAATGATGGACTTCACCATAAAATCCGCAAGCACCTTCTCTTCAATTAAATTAGCCGTGGCAGTTACTTTACGAACCTTGCCTAACAAGCCTTCAATCACCAACTTGTTTGTCAGCGTTCCATCCAGTGTTCCTGTGGTTCCGAAACGGTAGGGTGTGTTGGTCATCTTTGTCATGATGTTGGTCAACGACTTTGCTTTGACGCCATGACACTCGTCCACCACCACTGTACCAAACTGTTCAAAATATTTCTTGGGCATCTTGAACAGGGATTGCCATGTAGAGATTACAATGGGTTTATCGGTTTGCTTGTCACGCCCCGACATAATTTGATGTACAGGAGATCCTTGCAGCCCATAGCTCTTGAAGTCCTTTTTCATCTGTGCAACCAATGAGGTGGATGGAACGATGATCAAGTGTTTACGATCATGCTTCTCCATATACCACCGAATCATAAGATAAATGATGAGGCTTTTACCTGAGCCGGTGGGCGACAAGAGCAACATGCGTCTTTTGCGAACAGCAGCAACGAATGTCTCTATCTGATACTCGCGCGGTTTGAACGGCAGCCCCAAAGACTCAATAAAATCATTGGCTTCGTTTAATGAAAAGTTTTCATCTACGTCCCCTTCATATTTCAACACATACCCACGTTCTTTACAGAACAGGCGAATGTAATCAATGAGTCCAACATAGATCGTGTGGTCTTTGTAATCCAAAAGTCTCACATAACCATCCCAATGTCCCATCTTGTAGGCGGGCATAAACTTGGCGTCAGGAACTTTGAATGAGAAATAATCAGTCATTTCACGAAGGACGTGTGGTTCACCACTGACCCATAGATACACCTCGTCTTTTTTGGCAATTGTCACCCGAGCGGTTGACATATCAATTGGAGCCTCCAAGGAATTTGCGCCACTCAATGGCATTCTTAATCTGTTGAGATCGCCATTTGATGGTGTCAAGAATAGACACAAGTAGCTGAACCTTCTCGTTTTGTTCGGAAATCTGAATCAGGTGCTTTACAATATCCCTGTC